TCGACAGACGGTTGGCCGCTCAATGCGACGTTGGAAGCCACATACACATTTGTACGACAACAAGAACAGGTACAGTTTGCTACAAAAGAATTAACATACAATGTTCGTCAAACCCAATTGTTTGCGTTTTCAGGTGTGACTACGCGTAGAGTCTACCGTCTGGACGTTCACAATATGGCAACGCGTTTCGTGTATTTTGCGCGCCGCTCCGACAGTCTGCCGTCTCGCAACCAGTACGCCAATCTAACAAATTGGATTGATCCCACCAGTACAAAGCGACCGTTTGTTGTTCCGTCCACGTTTGGTATGATTGATCCAGCAACGGGTCAATTCATGCGTGTGCCGTCTGTGCCACGCATGGTCTATGTCGGAACGTCGCTTGTACCCATTGGGTATTCGGGTCTCAATATACCGGGCATACAGCGCAACATACTTCGCAATGCGTTCATCACGGCCAACGGCACGCCCTTGTTTAATTCGCAGGATGCGGCCTATTTCAATGAATATGTGCCGTTCCGATACCTGAAAGGCAATGCGGCGCCGTTCAATGACTATGCGCTGGCCACACAAAGCGAAATGTGGCCGCTACATGTTCACAGTTTTGCGCTGGAAGGCTCGAATCCTGAACAGCCTACAGGTACACTCAACACAAGTCGTATCAACAAATTGGAAGTCGATGTGGACGTGGAGCCGATCCCTGTTGGCGCACGTTATACGTATGATTTGTACATCTATGTCGAAACACTCAACTTTTTGGAAATTAAGAATGGTTTGGGTGGTCTCAAATTTATGAAATAAACGGCCGTCGCATTTGTTATCCGATTTATTGTGAATCCACACACGTGAAATCACAATACGGCTCGGCGGGGCCTTTAAATGCCTGTTGATGTCTTTAAATCCCTCCCAACGGCGCGCACACTAATAGTGTGTCACCCACCAGTCATCGCGCAAATAGGGCGGCGTCTCCGTGTACGACGTGGAAATAATCTGCTTGCTGGGACCTTCGCGGTACAGTGCGTCAATCTGCGAATAATTAAGCGCGTACGCAAAGTACTTGAGACGCGACACCATACCCTTGGCGCTGTTATCGACCGCAAAATCACTCACATTCACTGTATCACTGCTCGACTTGGGGAAGCGAACAGGCGCCAACACATAGATGCTGCCATAGTTTAGTTTGGGAACTGTGGGAAACTCGTGGCGTACAGAAATATTGCCGTTAATATACACATCCAGGTATTTGCCCTTCATGGTAATCACCATGTGAAACCATTTCCCAACAGGAATGTTGGGAATCTCCACATAATTGTCCCACTTGGTCGCCGAATTCATGTAAATACGAAGCGTGTTTTTGTTTCCGTGAATAAAGACGCCAGGTCCAAGCAGGGGAAATCCGTCCTTGCTACCCTTGTGGAACACATGTTTGAGTTTTGTAGTGTCGTTGGTGGTCGACGCACCGCACGAATCCGTGACGGACTTTTCGAACGTTTCGGGAGAAATAAACATGTAGGACGAATAGGAAAACTCCATACCGTTCAGTTCATTCTCGCTGTTGTAGATTAAATTCTTGCTGTTTACGTCCTGTGGTATAATCTGGGTGGATGTGGTTGTTGCGTCCAGTAGCACCGTTGTTTGACGATCAATCTTGAGAATTCCACCAACCACGTATTCAAACATTGTCACGATGACATAAAACGCAAGAAGCGCAACGACTGTAAGTAATAGTTGTGGTACAAAACCAGGCCCAGTTGTATAACTGAGCAGTTGATTGACGTACTCCATCCTCTATTCATACAAACGCAATTTATTTGGGGCTTTGTGATTTCATCAGCATGAATTCACAAACCAATATGTACAAACATGTATCACGCAGCGGCGCGGAATTACAGAGCCTTTTGGACACCGCCGGTACCCGAATAGACCAGTTGAATACCGAGTTTTTCGGCGAGGAACGATCCGAAACCCGCACTGCCCTGAGG